TTCGCTTTTAAACGTCCTGCATTAGAATAATCTGACTGAACGTAATCCTGAGCTGGTGTGTTCTTAATTGCCATATTATCCTATTAGATCTAGTGGTGGTATTTCATAACGATCACGGATATCTTTTTCAAGATCTTCCTTGAATTTACTTGCGTCTTCAAGGATTTGACGACCGTTAAGAGTCACTCCACCTAACATTTGAATACCATCATACTTACTGAGGTTTCTACCCCACTGTTGTTGGAATAGTGCCTCAACATAATCCTTTAACCAGTTGTCATTGAACATGTCAGTAAAGGTTGTAGGATCTTGACGCATAGTCATGTCTACCATTATATAGTCTCCAACTGTAAGATCATCCCAGTCGAAGTCCAAATAAAGTCTGTTTGAATGTTCATTCCATTTAACTCTTCTATTTGCTTGAGAGTTAGTCACGAAGTCAAGAGTCTCTAAGTATTGAGATGTTAAGAAGTAATGTAGTATCTGTCCATGTGTCATGGAGTAGATATCATTTAAGAATATTTGATATTTAATATTGAAAATATTACCAGGTACTATGCTTGATGCACCTATGTTTGTATATACATGATTGATACCTAAAGTACCAGGTGGTGTAGAAACATAATTATCTTGTCCATACCAAGGAGTTGATCCTTCTTGAGTAAATCCTTTTGCTTGTGTCTTAATAGCATCAGTGACTTCTATTCTCATGAAGGTTTGAAAACTACCATTGTAATGATATTCTTGATAGTAATCTATTGCTTCTTCTACCAAATCATCCAGTTGCTCAGTGGCAACGTTAATATCTATCGTAGGAAATCCTAATCTACGAAGAGCATAGTCTTTTAATTCTGTTTTACTTGCAGGTCTTGTAGCAGACATAGTTTATTAACCGAATGAACTGATAGTTAAGTTAGTTACATCATTAGCACCAACTGTTTCTCCTTTCTTGAAGAATCCAGATACATTATCAACTGTGACAGATGTAGAATCCATAGCTGTTATAACTCCCGAACTGTTGGAAGTTGTTCCAGTCAGTGTTGCTCCAATCTCCATAGTTGTGATGTCGGATAGACTGAAGGTAGCATTAGTGAATACAGTTGCAACGTTAACAGTTGCGTTAGTAAAGATTGTAGCAATGTCAATTGTAGCTCCATTTCCGTGAATCTCTGATACTGGGATTGTACATCCATTTCCGTGTATGGCAGATACTGGGATTGTGCATCCATTACCATGAATTGCTGTTGCATCGAATGTAAGAGCAGCACCACCGCCACCACCAAGTTGAGCATCAGCAATTGTGATTGTCTCATTAACAATGAAACCAGATCCATCATCTGTGACAGTAATGGAATCAACAGTACCACCGACTCCAATCACAACGGTGAATGTTGCATTAGCACCTGATGCCTGAGTAATATAATCAGATGTTCCTATAGTATAAGTGCCAGGTGATCTTTGTGAATCAGTTGCACCAAAGTTTCCTACAGTTTTAATACCAGATGCATTAGCGTTAACAATAGTTATAACTTCGGATGCTGCATATCCAGATCCATCGTCATTAATTGTAACTCCTGTCACAACTCCATTATCTACAGTTAAGTCTACAGTTAATGAAGTACCAGATCCAGATGATGTGGTAGCAATTGCAGATCCTGCTGCATATCCTGTTCCTCCTGTGGCAATAGTTCCTAGAGTTTTAACTCCACTTGAGTTAGCATTTACGATTGTAATAGTATCTGAAGCTGTATATCCAGATCCATCATCATTAATTGCTACTGCTGTAATCGCACCAGAGGCATCTACAGATGATATGTCAACGGTAAAGTTTGAACCAGATCCATCATTGGTTGTTGCGATTGCAGTTCCAGTTGCGTATCCTGTTCCTGCAGTAGCGATAGATCCAAGTGTCTTAACACCAGATGCATTAGCATTTACGATTGTAATAGTATCATCAACTGCGTATCCAGATCCTGCACCATTTATTGCTACACCTGTGACAACTCCGTTTGAAGTTGTTAAGTCAAGTGTTAAACCAGATCCAGAACCAACAGTTGTTGTAGCAATGGCAGTTCCGTTTGCATATCCTGTACCACCTACAAGTGTGTCAACTGTTGCTGCACCACCTGCGTTAGGGTTCGTAATTGTGATTGTATCACCTGCAACATATCCTGTTCCTGCAGCATTAATAGCAACGTTTGTTATTGCTCCGTTTCCATCGACTGTAGTATTAACTGTTAGGGCATCATCACCAGATCCAGAGTTTGTTGTAGCAACACCAGTTCCTGCTGAAAATCCACCAACACCACCAGATAATGTACCCAAGTTAAGAGTATCAACACCACCAAGATTGGAGTTAGGAATTGTTATTGTTTCTCCTATCACATAATCAGTTCCTGCTTGATTCAATGCAATTGCTGTAATAGCACCATCAGCATTTACTGTAGTATCAACTGTCAATCCAGTTCCTAATGCAGATGCTGTTGTGGCAACGTTCGTGCCAGCTGTGTATCCACCAACACCATTTGATGTTATTGATCCAAGAGTGACAACTGAACCAGGTGTAGGATCACCAGATAGATTTAGTTTTAATGTAGTAGAAGTTGCAAGATTATTCAACATCGCTTTGAGTTGCTCAAACGCATGATCAAGTTTTGTTTGTACTCTTGCTTCTGTATGATATAGATTAGTTCCTTCTGGAAGGTTTGTAGTAGTCTTCTGACTTAGATCTAAGTTTGCACCAGTCGCAGCAGCAACTCTTGCATCTGCTCTAGTATCTGTAAAGAATACATTTGTAGATCCTTCAGTTATATTATCAGTATTGATATCTGACTGAGTTACAGCAAGTCCACCTGCACCATCATGCTCAATACCTGTACCATATGTAAAGTGTCCTCTGGTTCTTGCAGCAGTAGTGTATAGATTATTAATTCCTTCAGATAAAGCATCAGTATCATGATTATTAAGATTCGCTGCTTGAGTTGCAGTTCCAGTTAAATTACCTGTAATAGTAGTGATGGCAGCAGCGTCAGCAAAAACGTTCATGTACTTTTTAGTACTAGAACCTAGACTGTATATTCCATTTGTATCAGGAATTATATTTTTAGATTCAGTACTAGATGCTATAAGATTACCTGTAACATTACCAGTTAAATTACCTGTAATAGCATCAATATTTCCTGCATCAGCATGAATGTTCGACCATTGGTTAGTGGTAGAACCTAAATTGTATGTTGAATTTAAAGAAGGAACTATATTTTTAGATTCAGTGTTAGTTGCATTAAGATTACCAGTAAGATTTCCTGTTACATTACCAGTTAATGTTCCTCCCGATGCTAGAGTAACAGCATCAGCATGAATATTTGCCCATCTTAAGGTAGTAGAACCTAAACTATATGTTGAATTTATAGAAGGATCTATATCCTTAGCTTCAGTTGTAGCTGCGTTTAAATTACCAGTAAGATTTCCTGTTACATTACCAGTTAATGTTCCTCCTGATTCTAGGGTGATATCATCAGCATGGATATTTGCCCATCTATTTGAAGTTGATCCTAAAGCGTATGTTGAATCTAAAGAAGGAACTATATTTTTAGATTCAGTGTTAGATGCTAAAAGATTACCTGTTACATTACCAGTTAAATTACCTGTAATAGCATCAATATTTGCTAAATCAGCATGGATATTTGCCCATTGGTTAGTGGCAGAACCTAAAGCGTATGTTGAATCTGCATCAGGAACTATAGTTTTGGATTGAGTAGTAGCTGCTAAAAGATTACCAGTAAGATTTCCTATTACATTACCTGTGACAGTATCAATATTTCCTGCATCAGCATGAATATTTGCCCATTGGTTAGTGGTAGAACCTAAAGCGTATGTTGAATCTAAAGAAGGAACTATATTTTTAGATTCAGTGTTAGATGCTAAAAGATTACCAGTAAGATTACCTATGACATTACCTGTAGTAGTACCAATAGTAGCATTAGTAGAATGAATATTTGACCATTGGTTAGTGGTAGAACCTAAACTATATGTTGAATTTAGAGAAGGAACTATAGTTTTAGACTCAGTAGTACTTGCTATAAGATTACCTGTGACATTACCGATCAAATTACCTGTGACAGTATCAATATTTGCAGTATCGGCATGGATTCCTGACCATTGTAATGAAGAAGTACCTAAAGTATAGGTTGAATCTGTATCAGGGACTATAGTTTTAGCTTCAGTTGTAGATTTTATAAGATTAGCTGAGACAGAAGTAGCAGTAATTACATTAGAAGCAAAATTACCAGATCCATCACGTAAGACTAAGTTGTTTGCAGCGTTTGTACTTGCAGATGCTACGTTGATTGTAGTATTACCAGATACACCATCAGCATTTGTTAGTGTAATACCAGAGTTTGCTGTGACTTGGAACGTACGATGAGAATAACTATTCGCACCATCTCTGACCATGTATCCAAAACCAACTTGTCCTGCAAGTGCACTTATGTCTGGATCATTAAATGTAACTGTAAGTGTTGGATCAGAAGCACCATTGATTGATACTGAACCATCTACTACACCATCAATAGTAAGTGTTCTAGCAGTCTTCCATGCGTCAGCAGTTGATGCGTTTCCTAAGAATCCTGCAGCAGCACCAGTTCCAGTTGCAGCAGTGATTTGTCCTGCAGAGAAATTACCAGATGATCTAGTTACAACACTATTACCAGTTGTGTCTGTAGCACTTGTAGTTAATCCATCAAGGAAATCTGCGTTAAGATTATTGACTTTAGTTGAAGATGCAACTACGAATGGTGCAACACCCTGAGCAAGTTGAGAAATTATCTGACCATCAACTGTTGCTGTACCATCAACGTTTAAGTTATTATCAATGTCAACTGATGTACCTGCACCAGTGACTCTTAGAGAACCAATTCTTAATGCACCATCAGTTCCTGAGAAAACTTCACTACTATTAGTAGCAGTAGTTAGGAAAGCAAATTCTTGAGATGATCTATCAAATCCAAAGAAACCAAGTTTAGCAGATCCATCAAAATATCTAAATTCAATACCCCTATCTTTACCATCGTTTGATGCAGGAGCAGTATCACCACCTAGAGTAAATACAGGATCATCTATAGTGACCGTTGTTGAGTTAACTGTAGAAGTTGTACCATTAACTGTAAGATTACCTGTGA